GGAAGCATAACCGCAGGGCTGGCATTGATGCAAGATTTTGAAATAGTTTTAGAACATAACTCACAAAACATTGCAAAGGAACTCAACAATTACATCTACTCAGATAAAAAGTCTGGATTGGTGGTCGATAATTACAATCACGCAATCGATGCCATACGTTACAACGTGTTCTATCACTTGTCTAATCCCAACAAAGGGCAGTATTTCGTGTACTAATAACAAAAAATCACAATTAACGTTTATCAATTATGAAGTTAGCGATAACAATTCCAACTGATTTGAGCGAGATTAAGCTATCTCAGTACATTAAATTTATGAACATTGCAGAGCAGAATGAAGAATCTGATTTTTTGCATCACAAAATGATTGAGATATTCTGCAATGTTAAGTTAAAATATGTAAGCCAGTTTAAACGAAAGCAAATCGTTGAAATTGTAACTACAATAAATAAGTTATTTGAAAAGATACCACCGTTTAAAAATAGATTTGTTTTAGATGGTACTGAGTACGGATTCATTCCAAACCTTGATGATATCTCACAAGGCGAGTATATGGATTTAGATAATTACATCACAGACTGGAGAGATTTGCATCGCTCTATGGCAGTAATGTACAGACCAATTAAACTAAAGCTAAAAGATAAATATACTATTGAATCCTATGAGGGGTCTGATTGGTATGCAGAGAAAATGCTTGATGCGCCTATTGATGTGGTGCTTGCCTCAAGGGTTTTTTTTTATCGTTTAGGCAACGAGTTGCTGAAAAGTACGCTGACTTATTTGGAGGAGAATCAGCAGACTCTGACTTTAGCGAACAAGCGCAATTCGGCAAACGATGGGGCTGGTATTCCTCAATATATGCGCTTGCTCAAGGAGATGTCAGGAGATTTGATGAAATATCCAGACTTCCGCTTAATCAATGTCTAACGTTTTTGACATTTGAAAAGCAGAAAAATGAATTAGAAACTAAATTAATTAAAAAGCAAACCCGATGAACGGATATTTCTACGTTGTAAATACATTAAAAAGCTATCTTAAAGCAACTCCGTTTGTCAATACCGTAACGATTGGCGATATTTTTGCAGTTGATTTGACTAAGCAAACGATATTTCCATTAAATCATATTATCGTAAACACCGCAACGCTTGGCGAGGTTACATTCACAATGAATATCTCAATCCTTTTTATGGATTTAGTGACCGATTCTAAGGAAGAAATAACTGATATCTGGCAAGGGAATGATAATGAGCAGGATGTTTTAAACTCAACGCTTACTTTAGCACAAAAACTTTCATCTGATTTGATGCGTGGCTCTCTATATTCTAGCCAAGTGATTGTAACTAGTGAGCCAACGGCAGAGCCATTTGTTGATCGCTTTGAAAATAAGATTGCAGGCTGGACTTTAACATTTGATGTAATAGTTCCAAATGATATGTCAATATGCTAGAAAAAAGCTACAAGCTTCTTGAGAAATATAAGAACTATGTTATTCAGCAAGCCAAAGCTAATTTGTCTAAGGGGCGAAATAATATGTCAAAAACCTTGTACAATAGCATTAAGGGCGAAGTGGTTACAGATAACAATTATGCAATCGTAGCATTCAAAATGGAATACTACGGTCAATTTATTGATGAGGGTGTTAAGGGTGCGATGCCATCAATGGTAAATAACGGAAAACAGAAAGCTCCAAACTCACGCTTTATGTTTACCAATAAAAGACCACCTGCTGGGCCGTTGGGAGAATGGGCAAAGAAAAAGGGAATAAGATTAAGAGATGAATCAGGCAAGTTTAAAAAGGGCAATTATAAAACGCTCGGATTTATTATAGCAAATAGAATCTATGCGCAAGGAATAAAGCCTACGTTGTTTTTTACTAAGCCATACGAGGCAGGATATAAAAAATATATAACTGGTCAATTACCTGATCAAGTTGCAATAGATGTAGACAGAATTGTTGATATTAACTTACAAGGAAAATGATAATAAACGTTAGAAGCCCTTATTTAGTAACGGTAAACGAATCGGGGCAGGTAGGCTCTAAAATTGAATTACGCTTGTGGAATGATGGCTCATCAAGACCAGATGAAGCAATTACATTTAGCAAATCAATAGCCTCCACTACGCAACGTGCTAACGTTTATAATATCTCCCCTTACGTTCGTGAGTATATTGACAACGTAGCACCAGACGATACAACCGAATTGATGTGGGTAAATGTGGAAGTGAAGCGATTTAAAGAAACAGCGGTAGGTAGTTACACTTTATTAGATACAACCACTCACGCAGGGGTAAACGGTTACACGCTTTACACGGATGGCTACAATAAGACAGACTCAAATAGTTCCTTTGTAGTTATGGCAAATACTGCTATTGAGATTAAATATGAAGAGGGAATAGTTGAGGCTAATTACCCTTATGTAAACGTTTATGCAGACTTAACTAGTCCAGCTGAGATACAAGCAGTTTACAAAGACAAGCATGGCAGAAACTCTGTAACCGTTACCTATGATACTGGCGATAAAGGAGTAATTAAGATTCCATTTAGAACGACATCGGTTAAATATAACAAAGGGAATACATTGGATATTAAGTGGAGGCCAACTGGCGAGTACACAGATGTGACTAAATCCTTTGTAGTTACTCCAGTTTGCGAGCCTAAATATGATCCAGTAGTCTGTCAATTTATTAACCGGTACGGAGGTTGGCAATTCCTTACTTTCTTTAAAGCTAAAAGCACTTCTATCCAGACTCAAGGCACTACGTTTAAATTGCTACCTAGCGCAGTCAATTACGACACAAGCAGAGCGCAAACAAAGTCTTTTAATATCAACGGAATGCAAAGCATTCGATTAAATACTGGGTGGGTTGCTGAAAATTATAGCGAATTAATTCAAGACTTATTGCTTTCTGAAACTATCCTATTGGATGGCAAGCCAGTTGAAGTAAAAACTACCGCTTCAGATTTAAAGACATCAATAAAAGATAGAAATATCAATTATGAAATAGAGTTTGAATATGCTTATAGCCTTATAAATGATGTGATTTAATGGTAATTGTAGCAGTATATATTTACGATGAGGCATCTGGACTAGCAAATAGGGTTGAATTATTCAGCGATGAAAAGATTCAAATCACTTCTTCAGTTCAGGATGTCAATGATATTAGCAAAATCTTTACGGATTTTTCGCAATCGTTTACCGTTCCAGCTTCAATAGCTAATAACAAGATATTTAGACATTGGTACGAGAATAGTTTAGAGGCAGGATTTGATGCTAGGACACGAAAGAATGCCTACATTGAGCTTGACACTATCCCATTTCGCAAGGGAAAGATTCAGCTTGAGAAAGTAGCGGTAAAAAATGGGCAAATAGAAAACTATTCAATCACATTTTTTGGCTCTTTGATATCCTTAAAGGATGCATTTGCTGGCAAATTCTTAAAAGACTTAGATTATTCAACTGCAAACTTTACTTACTCAGGGGCTGATGTGGTGTCAAAGGTTTCAACTACGACATCAAGCAACATCAAATGGCCTTTAATTACCTCTTATAGAGTTTGGCAATATGGAGGATCTGGGACAAGCGTAACGAATTGGGATATTTCTAAAACGGCATCGCCTATTTATTACAATGATTTATTCCCTGCTATTCGTTTATCTACTTTATTTGGTGTTATCGCCTCAAATTTAGGGGTGACTTTTACTGGTAATTTCTTGACAGATGCAAGATTTACTAACGCTTTCCTTTGGTGCAAGAATGCTAATAACTTTGAGATTAAGGTTGAGAATTTAGAGGTTATATTCCAAAGCAAATATAGTACAACTGGCTCGCTTGAGTTATTTGATTTGCCAACGCATACGCTTACTTATGTGGATGAGGGAGGTAGCGCATTTATTGAAACACAAACCTTTGATATTACCTGCACGGCAAACGGTATCGCATCCGTGTTTTATGTGTACCGCAATGGGGTTAAGGTTTACGCATTAAATTTTACCTCATCAACAACTAGCCAGCAATTCGAATTATTGATTCGTTCATCTGGAGATTATACTTTCAAGATAAGTGCAGCAAGCTCGCTCTCATTTACATCCGAATTAAACTTTGCAATCTCAGATGGCACATCCGTAATTCGTGATATCCAAGTAATTCAAAGCACTACGCAAACAACCAATACAATTCTTGATTTGGCAAACTATATGCCAGAGATTAAGACAGAGGATTTCTTTGCGGGCGTTTTAAAGATGTTCAACTTGACTTGCTATTCTGAAACGGCTGGCATTTTTACTATCACTCAGCTAGAAGATTGGTACAATGATGGACAAATAAGAGATTTAACTCAGTACGTTGTAACCGATAATTGGGATATTGAAAGAGTAACTCCATACAAGATGCTAAACTTTACCTATGAGGATAGTGAAGCTCTTTTAAATGTAGGCTATAAGCAAAACTCGCCTATCCCTTACGGCAATTTAAACTATTCATTAAACAATGATGGGGCAGAATATAGCGTAAACTTGCCATTTGAAAATATGCTATTTAGTAAATTCAATAGCACAAATCTTCAGGTTAGTTACGCTTTAAAAACTGACTACCAGCAGTACATTCCAAAGCCAGTTATATTGTACGACTACGGAACGCTTCAAACCGTGTCCACTTATTATATTAATGATGGCTCTTCAACGGTATCAAAAACGAGTGCAAATATATTTGGACAAGACACCTCAATTAGCTCAGTTAATCACACGCTAAACTGGGGGCTTGAGATTTCATCGTTTACTGGCAACACAGAAGAGAATACTTTATTTAATGATTATTACGATGAGTACCTAAATAATATCTACTCTGTAAAGTCACGAACTTTCAAGCTTAAGGTGGTATTGCCAATCAGCATAATATCTAGTCTTAAACTCAACGATAGAGTGGTCATTCGGGACAAGAGGTACATCATCAACACATTCACAACTGACTTAACAACGGGCGAGGTGACATTGAGCCTATTAACAGATTTTAGATCAATATGATAAAGCACATAATTGAAATGCTTGGATTATTAAACCACTATAATCAAAGCGAAACGATAGAAATTGCCAAAGGTAAACATGAATTACCAACGACAATCAAAAAAGGATGGAATCAAATTAAACGAAATTACAAATGGCAAAAAGCATCGAAGTAGATATCAATGTAAACAATAACATTGGAGGTTCTATCGCTCAATTAAAGCAGTTAAAGCGAGAGCTAAAGAATACCGAAGTCGGAACTGAGGAGTTTAAAAAGCTATTTAATCAGATTGATGATTTAGAGGACAAAATTAAGTCGGCTAAAAACGTATCAAGCGACTGGATAGATTCATTAGAATCCGCAGGCGGCCCGATTGGTATGCTTGGAGCTGGACTAAACAAGGCTAAAGTTGCAACTCAATCATTCGGCTCTGCATTAAAAGCGACTGGAATTGGTTTAGTTGTTGCCGCAGTTGGTGGATTGGTTGCTGCATTCTCAGAATCTGAAACTGCAATGAAAAAGCTAGAGCCTTTATTCATTGGAATGCAAAAAATCCTTGGCGGTATATTCCAAGTTTTTGAGCCATTACTAGATGCGTTCATTGATTTAGCTTTGCGAGCTTTGCCTTATATTACAAAAGGGATTAGTGGTTTTTATTCGGGCTTATTTGCATTGTTTACCTTAGTTAAAAACGTAGGTATGGGAGCAGGCAAGATTTTAAAGGGAATTTTTACCTTAGATTTTGATGCTCTTAAAGATGGTTATGGTCAATTAACTGGTAGCTGGAACTCAGCAGTTGAGGAATTTAAAGAGGCAAACAAAAGATTGCAGAATTAGAAAAACAATACTCAACTGAAATTGAAGATTTACGTGCAGTAAGCGAGCAACAAAAACTTGACCTATGGTACAAACGCAGAGCACAAGAAATTGATGCAATCACAAAAGATAATGCAGAAAAAAATAGCTTATATGCTTTGCTAGAAACTGAGCGAGCAATTAAGCAAGCTGAGATTGAAAAGAAAAAAGAAGAGGATCTTTTAAAGATTAGAACTGAAGGGGAGGATGCAAGGACAAAATACGAAGCTGAGCAAGCTAATGAAAGAATTAAAAAAGAAAAATTAGTTTTAGATGCAAAGAAGCAATTATTGATGCAGTCTGCTTCTATACTTGGAGATTATTCAAATATCTTAGGGCAACAAACCGCTGAGGGGAAAGCATTAGCAATTGCTCAAGCAACAATAAATGCTTATTTAGGTATATCAGAAATTTGGAAAGCTCCTAACCCCTACCCAGAACCTTGGGGAACTGCAACGAAAATTGCATCTACGGTAGTGCTAGGAACGGCTGCATTCCAAAACGTACAAAAGATTTTAGATGTCCAAGTGCCGGGAGGTGGTGGAGGCGGTGGATCTGCTCCCGGAATGACTGCAACGAATGCTCCTCAATTTAATGTAGTTGGCACTTCTGGAGCTAACCAAATTGCACAAACTTTAGGCAAAGAGCAACCAGTAGTTAGAGCCTACGTTGTATCTCAGGATGTAACCACCCAGCAGGCACTTGATAGAAATATCGTTAAATCTGCAACTTTAGGATAGTGAAAATAAAACAAGGGATAATTTTAAACGTTTATGCGATATGAGAATAGTTGAATTAGTTATCGAAAAGGACATGGATGGCATTGATGCGGTAAGCCTCGTTGATGCACCAGCTATTGAAGAAAACTTTATTGCTCTAGCAAAAGAATACAAAATGGATTTGGCAGAGGTGGATGCAGAGAAACGCATTTTAATGGGTGCGGCTCTAGTTCCAAACAAGCAAATCTATCGTAAGCACGGAAAGGATGAGTTCTATGTTTTCTTTTCTGAGGCTACGGTAAAGAAAGCGAGTGAATTATTCCTACAAAAAGGAAACCAATCAAACGCAACGCTAGACCACAAGACTAAATTCGATGGTGCTACGGTGGTAGAATCTTGGATTATTGACAACCCAGAAATGGACAAGTCTAAAGCATACGGCTTTGAGCTTCCAAAAGGTACTTGGATGATTTCTATGAAAATAGAGGATGACAAAGTCTGGAAAGATGCTAAAGAAGGTAAGTATAAAGGCTTCTCAATCGAAGGATATTTTGCAGACAAATTAGAAATGTCATTGCAAGAAGAGGAAGCTGAGAATTTAATAAACGAAATACTAAACATTTTAAAAGATGGCAAGTAAAAAAACAAGTCCACAAGCAAGCAATAAAGAGGCTTGTCTTTGTGAAGATGGCACATACTCAAAGGAGTGTTGCAAAGGAGAAGAAATCAATCAGGGCATTGGTGCTTTGGTAGGTCAAGGAACTTCATTAGTAATTAATACAAACGAGCCTAGAACGGTGGGCTCTGGAAGCTAGTAAATTAAAACAAATAAATAAATGGAATACAAGAACAAATTAAACCAGATCAAAGCACTTTTGTCGCTTGAGGTTAAGCTTGCTCAAATGACTCTAGCCGATGGAATTACTATCGTAGAGGCAGAAGAGTTTGAGCCTGAATACTCAGTGGGAATTGTGACTCCAGATGGTATCGTACCGATGCCAGTAGGAGAGTACGAATTGCAAGATGGTTCAATGGTAGTTGTAGAAGTTGAGGGAATCATTGCTTCAATCGGCCCAAAAGCTGAAGAGGAAGAAGTAGCTCCTGAGGCTGAAGCAGCACCTGCACCTGAAGAAGTAGTTGCACCAGAAATGGAAGCAGCTCCATCAGCTCCACAACCTAAAAGAATTGTTGAGTCAGTTTCGAAAGAATCTTTCTTTGAAGCACAAGTTGCTGAATTGAAAGCCGAGATTGAAGCGTTAAAATTAGCAGCTCAACAAAAAGAAGAAGAAGTTCAATTAGCATCTCAAGAAGAGGCGGCTGAGCCAATCTCATTTAACCCTGAATCAGCTATCAAACCTGAAGGTTTCAGATATGCAAAGAATCGCTCTAAAGGAGTTCAAGATTCAGTTTACAACAAATTATTCAACTAAAATTAATTAAATAAGAAATGGCAACTACAACGTCAATCACTACAACTTACGCTGGCGAGTTTAAAGATAAAATTATCGCAGCAGCATTATTGTCTTCTCCAACTATCGACAACGGTGGTATCGAGATCAAACCAAACGTAAAGTACAAAGAGGTAATCAAGAAAATTGCTACTGATGCAATCTTGAAAGATGCTACTTGTGATTTTACTGCAACTTCAACTGTTACTCTTACTGAGCGTGTTTTACAACCAGAAGAATTCCAAGTGAACTTACAACTTTGCAAGAAAGATTTCCACTCTGATTGGTTATCAGCTCAACAAGGTTACTCTGCATTTGATGTATTACCAAAGTCTTTCGCTGATTTCTTAGTTGCTCACGTTGCTGCTAAAGTTGCTGCTAAAAACGAAACTAACATCTGGACTGGTGTAACTGCTAACGCAGGTGAATTCAATGGTATCATGACATTATTAGCTGCTGATGCTGCATTGCCAACTGCTAACGAGGTTGCAGGTACTACGGTTACTGCTTCTAACGTTGTTGCTGAATTAGGCAAAATCGTTGATGCTATCCCTTCTGCTCTTTACACTAACGAGAACTTATACTTATACGTTTCTCAAAACATCGCTCGTGCTTACGTTCGTGCTTTAGGTGGATTTGGTGCTTCAGGTTTAGGTGCTAACGGTACTAACGCTCAAGGAACTCAATGGTACAACAACGGATCATTATCATTTGATGGTGTTAAAATCTTTGTTGCAAACGGTTTAGCTTCAAACACAGCTTGTGCTACATTGAAAGACAACTTATACTTCGGTACTGGCTTAATGACAGATATGACTGAGGTTAAAGTTATTGATATGGCTGACATTGATGGCTCTCAAAACGTTCGTGTTGTAATGCGCTTAACTGCTGGTGTTCAATACGGAATCGTTGAAGACATCGTGACTTACGGTATCACTAACTCAGCTAACTAATAGCAAATAAAAAAGCACCTCGTTAATTCGGGGTGCTAATTTTTAATTTTTTAAATAACATCAATATGCCTTGCGATATTTCATTAGGACGCATTGAGCCTTGCAAAACTAGTACCGGCGGTTTAAAAGCCGTTTACTTTGTGAATTGGGGCGATGCAACTGGCTATACTTATGATAGCACAGACACCGATGTGATTGATGCAGTAACTGGAACACCCTCAGCTTATAAATATGAGATTAAGGGAAACTCTAGCTTCGAGCAAACAATTACTTCTAGCCGTGAAAACGGAACAACTTTCTTTGAGCAAACGTTAAGCGTTACTTTAAAGAAATTATCTATTGCAGATCACAAGCAAATCAAATTATTGGCTTACGGCCGTCCGCAAGTTATCGTAGAAGATAACAACGGAAACTTCTTCTATGCTGGTCTTCAGCACGGAATGGAAGTATCTGGCGGTACGATTGTAACTGGTGCAGCGATGGGAGATTTATCAGGATACACTTTGACTTTGACTGGACAAGAGCCAGTTCCTGC